ATCAGCCACTTGCTCCCCGGTGGCTGCTCCATACTGTGACAGATGCCGCAGCACTTTCAGGCGCAGCCCGGTTACACGCGGCGCCACCTTCTCCGCTGCTTCAACCTCAGTATCTGCAGCGCCACGGTGGTGCATCTTTTTAATGTCAACTTGCATTTGGTTTTCCTTTCTCACAAATATCACCCTGTCGCGTTCTCCTTGCCAGCCGGTCATCGGGTGCCTTGTCCAACCAGCTGGTGTTTCATCGCGTGCTTTGCCATACCGGCAAATCATTACCACTCCCCTTTCGCGGGTTCATACGGAATGAACAGGCAGTCCAGGGTTTCCCATGTGCCGTTCTCATAATAGACTGTCTCGCCGCAGCCAATCATTAAATTAAGTAAGGCCAGCCCGATAACCAGGCTGACCACTATAACTAATCCTACTGCAAACAACTTGCTCAACATTATATCACCACATAATCAGTAAGTTTCACATTGCCGGCTTTCTTCAGCTTGTCACCCACAAGCTCATAGAACCCGACAAGCTCCGGCGCTCCGTACCGCGTGGCCTTGCAGACGGTGATATATGGGTTCAGGGTTTTGCCCTCTGCTGCCCACTTCTCACCCCACACTTCTAGCTTCCGGGCGGCCACATAGCCTACATCCTTCAGCGTTTTGCAAAGCGGGAAACCAATCGTCCATTTGCTGCCATCTTTATGAGTACATGGCCACTCTACATAATACGTCATGCTGCGCCTCCTACGCCGTTTTTTGCCATACAGGCTATTGCCTTCGCATTTATCAAGCCGGTTATCTTGCCCCCTATCTCGGCTTGCTCCGCGTCCTTCTTGGCCCGCTCTTCTGGGTCAGTAGGCCGCGCTTCCACTTTCCAGGTGACGTGCTTCATCACCTCATTCATGGCGTTTATCTTGCAGACCTGGGCTTTCTGCTGGTCGTTCAACTTGTCAAAGTCTAACCAGTCAAACACATCGGCCAACCGCTCCTCGCTGCAGTGTTTACCAATGCCAGCCGTACCTAACTTGCCGTCCTCTGCCTGGGTCACAACCAATACCGCCTCATAGGTGCTTTTCTTAGGCTTGCACCATTTGCCAGTCTTGGGGTTCATTGTACAGGTAACAGTCCGATCACCATGCTTGGTAGTCTCGACCCAATACCGCCGCTGCGTTTTCATCCGAAAGCCCCAGGGGTAATTGTCAACCTCTGCCGCTGTATCGAAACATTTTGCTTTGTAATGTATTTTCATATCAACTCCTCCTTACACCCTTTATATAAGCACTCTATCACCCTTTGTCAACCCTCTACCCGGTCGTGAATCGGAACCGCGCCGTAAAAGTCCTGGCCGGTCATCTTCTTGATAGCCTCACCAAACCGGCTATCGCTGCACGCTGCATAGTTACCGCCGAACATTGTCCACTTGCTGCCGTCAGCCCAGATGTTTGGAACTATCTTGGCATGGCCACCAGGCGTCAACTTAATGACCGCTGCCGGCGCATCAGCTGTCGGCTCAAACGGCCCGTCTGCGTTGATGATGGTCAACTTGTGAACACCAGTATCAGCGTTTGTGATGCCGCCATTGGTGCAGTCTACAACGCCCAACCAATCGTTTGTTTGCGTTGCCCGCAAAACGTCTACCCGAATACCCATTACTTTACCTCCACTTTTTCTGCTTCGCCGTACATGATACATTCAGCGCACGCAGTCTCCATGAACTCGCACTCTTCGCAGCCATCGACAGGCTTGTATTCATACTCAGTCTTTTTGTTTTCTGTGGTCATCTTTTTCTCCTCGATGATTAACTCTATGTCAGTCTGCCGCTCGCCGGGCTGGCTCTGAGCACCAATGTCGAACAAATCCCTCATGTCATTTCCTTTTTATAACCAACCAACACCCTTTACAATAATACCGATATCGCTAGTGTCAATAGTAATATCGCAAAAAAATGCAAAAAAGGTGATTTTATTTATGACAGCAAAACCAACAAGGCAGCGCAGCGCGAACCTGGTGCCGTTTTTTATGCGGATGCCGCCGGCGCTGCGCAATGAAATTGAGACGCTGGCCCGGACGCAGAATAAAAGCCAGGCATCAATCGCAGTCGAGCTGATGCAGAAAGGCATGGGCGTGCATGGCACCGAGATGAAAGCAGCTGTCCAGGATTGGCTGGCCCGGAACCGGGAGCGGGTATCGTGAAACAGGTTCATGTAGTAATACCAGGGCAGCCAGTAGGCAAGGGCCGGCCCAGGTTTGGCAACGGCCGGGCGTACACGCCGGCCAAGACCAGGGATTATGAAAAGAAGATAGCAAGCGCAGCCTATATAGAGATGGCAGAGCTGGAGCCGGCAGCAACGCCGGTGCGTCTGGTTATACTGGCACAGTTTGAAATACCTAAATCATGGGCTAAATGGCGCAAGGAAGCCGCTACAGTGGGCGCCTATCGACCAGGTAGGCCAGACATAGACAATATAGCAAAGGCCGTCCTGGACGCCTTTAACGGCATTGTTTATGTGGACGATGCCCAGGTTTATGATTTACAGATAAAGAAAACATACGGACAGCCGCTGCTGGTTGTGACTGCGACTTGGGATGAGTGACGCAGCAGAACACGCAGCCTGGCTGTATCGAGATTGCATAAGCGAAGGATGGGGCGTCTTTCGCATAGCAGAACACTTTACGTTTGAGGAAGGACGTAAGACATGGACAGAGCCGGAACTAATCCAGGCGATTGCCGCGTGGTTGGAGCATGAAGCCGCCAACGATACGCAGCAAAGACTTGAGGCGCTACAGCATACTGCCAATAGAAGCAGTACGCGACCCAGAGATAAACAGAACAACTGCGCTCTCAGTGCTGGCAGCCATCTGCAGCTACACAGACGAGCTGGGCAGAACATTCGTGAGCCAGGGCAGACTAGCATCAGACCTGGGAATATCACGCCAGGCAGTCAACCGGCAGATAAAGAAGCTGCTGGACAAGGGCTACATCGTACACGCACGCAAACAATACAAAGACCAAAAGACAACAACGTTCAAAGTAAAGTACGGAGAGCAGCTCATGGATGAACAAGAACAGCGCAGCAACCTATCTGCTAAAGAACAAATGGAACTAGCGGAGAGAGAGCTAGGATTAACAGGTGCAACACCAGATGTTGCAGGTGCTAAAGGACAGGTGCAACATCAGAAGTTGCAGGCAGGTGCAACACTAGAGGTTGCGGGACGTGCAACATCAGAGGTTGCACTAAACGAGACACTAACGAGTAATAATAACGATATAAAGGGAAATGCGAGACAGTTATGTGAGTTGTTCCTCAGGGCTGCAGATGCCTACGGCACGCCTCGCGTATGGAATGACCGGGACTTTGACCTGGCTCAGAGCTGGGTCAGAGACGGCCTGGAGCTGCCACAACTGGCAGAGATACTGCAGAACCACCACGACTATTGCCGCAGTAACGCCAGGGACTTCGCACGCGGCCTGGGATACTTTGCCAAGCCAGTAAGCCGGGCGCTCGGCAGCAGCAAGAACGTCCAGGTCAACAAGCTGCTGAAGCAGACAGCGTACAAAATGAAGAGGGTTTGAGCATGGATATACAACCAATGGTGCGCACAACTTATGCGCTGTCAATGAAATCAAATAGTTACGCGGGGTCAACAGGGCTAAATCGCTTCCATAATGTACGTTATGCGACAAATACCACCGATAGGTTGCAAAATCCGCAGCAACTCGCGCAGCCGGCCGGCCAGACCGACCCCCTTGCCCCCCACCCTGCCCGCTGTGTGTGCGGGTGCTCACAGAAATATTTTCCGTTTTTTCATGGGGGTTGTGTTGATGTCTACTGTTAAGATAGAGGGGATGGACAAGGCCATACTAGGTGTGGCTGTTGGTAGTAACTATGATAATCTGATGGTGTATAGCATTGAGAAGATTGTGGAAGAGCTGATGCGGCAGAACGAATGGACTGCTGATGAGGCTTGGGAATGGTTTGATTACAACATAGCCAGGAGTTGTGTAGGCTCGTCAGCTCCTATATTGGTTTATCAGGATTACGAGCTTTTATTGGAGGACTAGATGAGTAAGAAGCGTTTTAATGTTAGCCAGGCGAAAGAGATACCTGGGAGAGACAAGCCTATTTGGTTAAAGCATGGTGTTGCTTTTCAGAGTGAGGATGGGAAGGTGCGCATCAAGCTGGAGAGTTTACCGCTGCCTAATGCCGAGGGTGAGATTTGGTTGAATTTGTTTGAGGATGATGGTCAGGGTGCTCAGCAGCAGCCGGCGCAGCAGCCGATGGCGCCTGGTGGATTGGATGATGAGATAAACTTTTGATGGCAGAGGGTTCTGACAAGCGGCCGCCGATAGGGCGGTTCGGTGGTGTAAAGATGGTTCAGCGCCGTATAGGGCGTAGTGAGACTTTGCATCAGAACAAAGAGGCGGTTGCCCAGGAGCTTATAGCCCTGGGTACTGCCAACATTACGGATATTGTTAATCTGGATGGTAGTATCAAGCCGCTGGATGAGATACCGGAGCACGCGCTGCGTGCGATTAAGAGGATAAGTGTGCGCGGTGATGACGTAACGATTGAGATGCACGACAAGGTGAGTGTGCTTCGCACACTTGCAAAAGCGTCTGGTATGCTGGATGCTGAACAGAACGAGGACAAGCCGAGCATTGTTGGTATCAACATGAAGGGGCCGGTCATAGAAGTGGAGGATACAGATGAAGGCGCCGTTCAAGAGAGAGGGCCTGGAGCTGATGAAAGCGATGCTGGAGGCGAAGGTGAGCGAACAGGAGATTAGTTATCGCTTTGGCAAGCCGAAGGATAAGATAAAGAAGATGTTAAGGGGCGAGGTAAGGGCTGACCAGTATTTGGTAGAAAGTGTAAGGAAATTGAAGCGTGGCTGAGACACCTAGTTTGGATTTGGACTTTTCGCAGAGTCCGACAGTATGGAAGTTTTTAAACGATGACGGATTCGTTAGGGGGCTCATGGGTCCAGTCGGAAGCGGAAAAAGCTACGGATGTGCTGCTGAGATTATGTTGCGAGCTGTTAGACAGCGGCCATCCCCCAGGGATGGTATTCGATATAGCCGCTTTGTGGTTGTTAGAAATACATACCCCGAACTCAGAACCACAACAATTAAGACTTGGCAGGAGCTTTTTCCTGAGTCTACATGGGGAGGCATGAGATGGCAGCCGCCGATTACACATCATTTAAAGCTGCCGCCCAGGGGTGATGCTGCTGGTATTGATTGTGAAGTGATATTTCTGGCCCTGGACACGCCGCAATCGGTGCGGAAGTTGCTGTCATTAGAGATAACCGGGGCCTGGTGCAATGAGTGCCGCGAGCTTCCGAAGGCTGTTATTGACGGCCTTACCCACCGGGTAGGCAGATATCCGACAAAAGCTGACGGCGGGGCTACCTGGTATGGCATTTGGATGGACACAAATCCTCCTGACAACGACCATTGGTATCATACTGTTTCAGAGAAAGAACCCATAACGGGTAAATATGCTTGGAACTTTTATCGGCAGCCTGGCGGCGTATTACAAGCGAGCCCGGATGAGCTGCCGGAAAACCCGGAAGCCCAGGATTATATTCATAGTGCTGGCCGCTGGTGGCAAGTAAACCCGAAGGCTGAGAATAGAAATAATCTGCCGCCTGGATACTATCACCAGCTGCTTGGTGGTAAAAACCTGGATTGGATACGATGTTATGCCGAAGGCAAGTTTACATTCGTTCAGGAAGGCCGGCCGGTTTGGCCTGAATATGATGATGAGCTGATGAGCGGTAACACGGAAGTTGACCCCTACTTCCCGGTACAGATTGGCGTTGACTTTGGTTTGACGCCGGCAGCTATATTTGGGCAGCGTACATCTGGTGGGGGCTGGCGCATCTTGGATGAGCTGGTGACGTTTGACATGGGGCTGGAACGGTTTGGCCAGGAACTGCTGGCCAGGATAGCTGAGAGATACAGCAAGTGTGAAATATTGGTGTGGGGTGATCCGGCCGGTAATAAACGCGATGAAATTTATGAAGTAACGGCGTTTGACCATTTGCGTAGCCTGGGCTTCAAAGCGCAGCCGACAGAAAGTAACGCCTTCCAGGTACGCCGGGAGGCCGGAGCCTCGCCTATGTCCAGACTTATTGCCGGTAAACCTGGATTGATTGTGGACAAAAGATGCTTGCGATTGCGCAAAAGCCTGTCGGGCGGCTATTACTTCAAGCGTCAAAGCCTAGGCGCCGGCCAAGAGCGGTTCAAAGATATGCCAGTAAAGAACGAACACTCGCATTGCGGTGATGCTTTCGGATATTTAATGCTGGGTGGTGGTGAGCAACGCAAACTGCGCGGCCGGGGCAACATGGCATCCGGCGGCATTTACACAGCAGATACGGACTTTTCGATAATATGATATCATTTTCAGACGCGAAACTAACAAAAGGCCAACATATAGTTCCATACCGGCCAGAACATTTGCTGGAAATAGAGCTGCGCGATTATGAAGCACAGAACTATAAAGGCCATATCGAGGAATATCTTGAATATGTGGATATGAATGTGGTCGAGGGGTTGACCTGGACAGCTATAGGTCATGGCAGAGTAATCGGTATATTCGGTTTCAGGCCGATGTGGCGGGCAGTAGGCGAAACCTGGTTGCTGCCGGGGCATGGAATAGAGCGCCATGCGATATCGGTAGTCAGAGTAGCCAGACAAATAATGGCCAACGTCGTGCACGATTTTAGCCTAAAGCGCCTTCAGATAGCCGTTTCAACCCAAAACGATACCGCTTACAGATACGCAAAAAGCCTGTATTTTGAAGAAGAGGCTATAATGAAGAACTATGGCCCCGAAGGTGCAGATTACAGATTAATGGTGAGGTTATCATAATGGGTGGTATTTTTAGTAAACCAAAGACTCCGAAGCCGGATCCTTCTATTGCGGAAGCGCAAAAGAAGCAAGAGGCTCGCTTGACGCAACAAGAAACAGCCGAAAAGATGAAAATCTCTTCTAGGGCTAGAGCTCGTAGAAGTGGTGGTTTACGGTTGCTTATGTCATCAGGAGTGCCGCAGCAGCAACAGCAAACAGGCGGCCCTTCTGCAAAGCTAGGTGGTGGAGTATGACCAAAATTAAAGAAGATGCCCGCGTTCATCGCCGGGCATTAGTGCAGCCGGCGCCAGAGCCGGTAGCCGAGGCGAAACCAAAAGCTACGCGGAGCAAAGATAGTGACGCTAAAAAGGCACCAAAATCCAAAGGGCGGTCTTAACGCCGCTGGCCGCAAGCACTTCGGGGTGAAGGCACCGGTCAAGGCGGGGGACAACCCGCGCCGCGCTTCCTTCCTTGCGCGGATGGCCGGAGTACCCGGCCCGGAGAGAGACAGCAAAGGGCGCCCTACCCGGTTGTTATTATCTCTCCGGGCTTGGGGTGCTTCATCAAAAGCAGATGCAAAGTCCAAAGCAGCAGCAATAAGCAAGAGAAATAAGGCGAAAACACAAAATGCCTAAATTAGATGTAGCATTGATTATGGAGCGCGAGGCCAAAGCACAGGCCAGAAAAGATGAATGGCGCTCTATTTACGAAGATTGTTATGAGTTTGCGTTGCCGCAGCGCAACCTTTACAGCGGGTACTACGAAGGCAAGGTAGCCGGTAAAGGTAAGATGGCTAGGGTGTTCGATAGTACAGCTATCCATGCTACGCAGCGGTTTGCTAATCGTCTCCAGGCGGGGCTGTTTCCTCCTTACAAACAATGGTGCCGCCTGGAACCTGGTTCAGCTATACCAGAAGAAGATAAAGAAACAGCACAAGAATTATTTGATGAGTATAACCGGCGTATGTTTGACACGCTACGCCAGACAAACTTTGACCTGGCTATGGGTGAGTTTCTGCTAGAGCTGGCTGTAGGCACCGCCGTAATGATGATCACGCCAGGGGATGAGTCTACTCCTGTACGCTTCACGCCTATCCCTCAGTACTTGGTTGCTTTAGAAGAAGGGCCGTATGGCACTGTTGATAACGTATATCGTAAACAGCGCATGAAGGCAGAAGCTATCCCGCGTGAGTTTCCAGACGCCAGGATATCTGTCGAGCTGCAAGAGGCTATTGACCGCGCCGGTGATAAAGAGCTGGATTTGTTCGATTGTGTTGTGTACGACCCGGAAAGCGGCCGCTATCACTATCACGTTATCTGGCCGTCTAAAAAGCAAGAGATTGTTTATAGAGAAATGCGCAGCAGCCCATTTATTGTGGCCAGATACAGCAAGATTGCCGGCGAGATATACGGCAGAGGCCCGCTGGTAACAGCTATAAGCGATATCAAAACGCTGAACAAAACCCTGGAGCTGGTGTTGAAAAATGCCAGCCTGGCGATTGCCGGCGTTTATACAGCTGCAGATGACGGCGTGCTCAACCCGCAGAATATTAAAATACAGCCCGGCGCAGTAATTTCTGTTGCGAGAAACGGCGGGCCACAGGGCGCGTCCTTAACGCCGCTGCCGAAAGCTGGTGACTTCAATACCAGCCAAATTATTATTAATGACTTGCGTATGAACATCAAAAAGATACTGATGGATGATACGCTACCGCCAGACAATATGAGCGCCCGGTCTGCTACGGAAATCGCAGAGCGCACCCGCGAGCTGGCCACTAACCTGGGCAGTGCTTTTGGCAGATTGATACAAGAAACCCTGGTGCCGATTGTTAGCCGCACCATGTTTGTTATGGATCAACAGGGATTGATTGACTTGCCGCTGAAGGTAAATGGCGTCCAGGTTAAGGTGACGCCGGTATCTCCCCTGGCACAAGCACAGAAGCTGCAAGAGATTAACGATGTGGTTCAATATATGCAGATTGCTAACCAGATGGGGCCACAAGGCCAGGTGACAGTATCCGTGCCGCGTGTACTAGAATTTATTGCTGAGCGCCTGGGCATTGAGCAAACGCTGCTTAACAACCCAGAAGAACAGCAAATGATGATGCAGCAGATGCAGCAGATGATGATGGCTCAACAAGCGCCGCCGGAAGCAGAGCCGGCGCCTGGAACTGAGGAACAGATGGTATGATGGAAGAAGGCTGGGATGGTTTATCCCCGGCTCAAGTAGAACAGCCAAAAGCAGAAGATTTAGATATCGTATATGCAAAGGCGTTCAAAACAGCCGAAGGTCAAAAGGTGCTTAGTCACCTTAGAGAAATCACTATTGAGCAACCAACATGGGTGCCGGGTGAGGATGCCAGTTTTGGTTATGCTAGAGAGGGCATGGCAGAGCTGGTACGCATGATTGAAAAACGCATCAGGAGGAGCGAAAATGGATAATCAAGAAGCACAAGTTGCAGAGCAGCCGCAAGCGGATGCACCGCTTATCAACCCACAGGCAGAGCCAGCAGCTGAAACACAACAAGAGCAGCCAATGCCTTTGTTTGAAGAACAGCAAGCAGAGACAGAGGCTGACGATGATAACGAGCCTATAGAGCGGCCAGATTATTACCCGGCTAAATTTTGGGATGAGGACGGCCCAGATGTTGAGAAACTTGCAAAGAGCTATGCGGAACTTGAGAAGCAATTTAAATCTGGCAAGCATAAAGCTCCAGATGGTGATTATGATGTGGCGCCTCTTGTTGATAAAGGTCTTGACCCGGAAGATGAAACAATGGGCATCTTCTCCGAATGGGCTAAAGAGAATGGTATCAGCCAAACTGCCTTTGAAGAGCTGGCTGGAAAAGTTTTAGACGTTAGCAAAGTAGAGGGCGAGCTTTTTGAAGCAGACCGCCAGGCAGAAATGAGCAAGCTGGGCGAGCGAGCACAAGAAAAAATACAAATGACAGAGCGGTTGTTAATGAAAGCGCCTCTTACGAATGAAGAGCGTAATGCGCTGGCCGTTGGTTTGGACAACGCAGATAGCATCAATGCTTTCCTAAAATACCATCAGGCGCTGACGAATGAAGGCATCCCAGTACAGGCGGCGCCGTCAGCTCCATCTATGACGCGAGAGGACTTAGAATCAGCGATTGCAGACCCTCGCTGGCAGTCTGAACCGGCCTGGCGTCAAAAAATTGAAAAGCAATGGATGGAAGCTAATTCCTAGATATAGTTGCCAAAGCCGTTAAAAAGGTGTAAATATGGTATTGAAGGCTAACCGCTCCGGCCCTTCTATGAGATGAAGTCTCTGGCCGGCATGACCACTTTCATGCAAGCGACTGCCCGCAAGGATAACAGTTTGCGAAATAGTAGTAACTCTAAATAGGAGGTTCTAGCTATGGCGCAGAACGTAACCACAGCGTTTGTTACCCTTTTTGAAAGTGAGGTCAAGCAAGCGTATCAGTCTGAATCAGTGTTGCGCGGTACAATGCGTACTCGTACTGGTGTTCAGGGAAATACTGTAAAGTTTCCAAAAATCGGCAAGGGTGTGGCAACACCTCGTATTAACCAAACTGACGTTACCCCTTTAAATGTGACCTATTCGCAAGTGACCGCGAATATGTCAGATTTTATAGCTGCAGAATATTCTGACATATTCCATCAAAGTCATATCAATTTTGACGAAAGACGGGAGCTGGTCGAGGTAGTTTCAAAAGCTATTGCCAGACGTATGGATCAGATTTGTATTGACGCGCTCAATGCAGCTTCTTCTCCATCAACTGTTGCAACAGGTGTCGGTGGTACAACCACAAATATGAACATCGAGAAGCTGCGTGCAGCAGCAAAGGCGATGAATGAAAAGAACGTGCCGTCAGAAGGCCGTTACTTGCTCATGCACGCTTCTCAGCTCGATGCTCTATTAGGTGAAACAGAGGTAACTTCGAGTGATTTTGCCACTGTGAAAGCTCTCGTTCGCGGTGAAGTCTCATCGTTCATGGGCTTCGATGTACTAACGATTGGCGATAGAGATGAAGGTGGCCTACCAAAGCCGTCTACTCGTACTTGCTTTGCGTGGCATAAAGACAGCATGGGCTATGCTGAGTCTATGGCGCAGAAAAGTGAAGTAAATTATATCCCAGAAAAAACGAGCTTCCTTGTTTCATCAATGTTCTCAGCTGGTGCTGTTGCCATTGACGATGAGGGCATCGTTAAAATTAGCTGTACTGAATAAGGAGATTTGTAAATGGCTTATGATTCAGCTGGTTTAGCGACCATCGCAGCATCAAAGAGCGGCAATGCGCCTAACGTGTATAGCTACAAGACCGCAGCAGACAATAAGGCTGCTGTGGCTGGCTCTGGCTACTTCGATAGCGTAGAATCTCTTATCAACACAGGCGATTTTATTATGAATTTTGCCAGTGATGGTGGGCAGCTTCTTGTTGCTACCAATACAGCGGGCGTTATTACAACCGCTGCTATTTAACTTCCCTGATGGGGGCTGTTCCAACCAGCCCCCAACAAACTAAAGGAGAGCGGGATGGCTGCTGGTGATACCGATTTATCTATTTGCTCAGATGCTTTGATATTGCTGGGGGCTGCCCCGCTCTCTTCTTTTACGGAAGGCACAGATGCCGCCCAGGCCTGTGATAGACTTTATCCAGACTTGCGTGACAGCTTACTTTCCAGATATCCATTTAGCTGGAGCTACATCAAGGTGCAGCTCGGCCGACTATCCACTACACCAATCAATGAATTTAAATATGCTTATGGGCTGCCTGGTAATATGTTATCAGGCGTCCAGGCTGTTTTTGAAACAAGCTCCACCAACCAACGTCCTATTAATGACGGTTGGGAAATATATGGCCAGGAGCTCTACACAAATTTAGAATCTGTTTACATCGACTACCAGGAAAGCGTAGATGAAAGCAAAATGCCGCATTACTTTGTGCAGCTGCTGCGCACTTCCCTGGCATCTGAATTGGCGATTACGATTACCGACCAATCAACAAAAGCAGATTATTTCCGCACATTAGCATTTGGCACGCCTGGCGAAAACGGCCGGGGTGGTTTATTTCGTGAAGCAGTTAATATTGATTCACGCGGCCGGCTGCCGCAGATTATTGAAGATTATGCACTGATAGCGGTGAGATAATGGCTCGTATTGTTCAATTCCAAACGAACTTTAGCGTAGGCGAATTAGACCCCTTACTGCGTTCCAGGACAGATTTAAACCAATATAAAAACGCACTAGAGACGGCTGAGAACGTAACTATTCAGCCTCAAGGCGGCGCACGTCGGCGAGCTGGCCTGGAGTTTATCTATGACTTTGGCAGCAGCTTTACATCATTTAAGCTTATACCTTTTGAATACAGCGTAGACGATAGCTATCTTTTGGTCGTTGTCACCGGCCGTATTTATGTGTTCAAAAACGGTACGCTGCAGACAAACATCAATAGCAGCGGCAATGATTATATAACTGTGGCTGCTATTACAGCATCCATGATTGATGAGCTAAATTTTACGCAAGCTGTAGACACTTTAATTTTGCTCCACAAAGATTTAGAGCCGCAAAGAATTGTGCGCAACAGCGACACTAGCTGGACAGTAGGCGCACTGCCTATTTCTAATATACCTAAGTATGCCTACACAATTACGACAACAGCGGGAACTGCGTACAATACTGGTGTTCCGCATGATCATCTGGAGCCAAGCGGTACAGACGGAAACATTACACTTACAGCTAAGCATAGCGGGTCTGATGCAAACGTATTTAGTGCTGCTGCCTCTACCTATATAGGCCAATATATAAATGTTGAGCCGTTTGGCAGATTACGCATTGTGCGCAAGGTAACTGCAGCTAAGTTAGAGGTTTATTGCGAGGTGCCTTTATTTGACACCAGCAATATTGATGATGCCGATTGGGAATATGAAGAAGGTTATGAGGACGTTTGGAGCAACACAAGGGGGTGGCCACGTTCTGCATCTTTCCACGAAAGCCGGCTATATTTTGGAGGTAGTGGTTCCAGACCTAATACCATCTGGGGCAGTAAGGTAATTGACTTTTTTAATTTCGATGTTGGAACTGCGCTTGATGATGAAGGTGTAGAAGCAACCATCAACACTAACCAGCTCAACGTCATAGTAAATCTTAATCCTGGCCAGGATTTACAGATATTTACTACAGGTGGTGAGTTTATTGTTGCCCAGGCGGCTAATGAGCCGGTCACGCCCTCTAACTTCCTCGTCAAACCGCAAAGCCGCTTGGGCAGCCGGCCAGGCGTTCCTGTCGAGGATTTAGCCGGCGCAACAATTATTGTGCAACGCCAGGGCAAATCCCTCATCAGCTTTCAGTTTACAGACACAACCGCCAGCTATGGTGCGCAGCCGCTATCTGTTTTAAGCAGCCACTTGCTAAACGACCCGGTAGACCTGTCTATACGCCGGGCAACGTCAACAGATGAGACAGACAGGCTGTTTCTGGTAAACGCCGGCGATGGCAGCATGGCTGTCTACTCCATTTTGCAAGCGCAGAATGTCATAGCGCCTAGTAGATTTACTACAGACGGCGAATTTATTTCTGTAGCAAATGAGCTTTCAGACACATATACAATCGTCAAAAGAACAGTGAACAGCGCGACAGTATACTATCTGGAGAAGTTTAACGAAAGTTTGACGCTGGATAGCGCTAAATCGGGCTCTGCGGCCTCCTCAGTCACCATGAGCCACCTGGAGGGTAAAACAGTAGAAATTGTTAGGGATGGGGTTCTTGAGCCTTCTCAGGTCGTTCCGGTGTCACCTTATACAATTACCTTCGGCACAGCTGCTACAAGCAGTCACCAGGTCGGCCTTAACTACGATATCACAATTAAGACTATGCCGGCCGAACCAGCGCTGCCTCAAGGCACTATTCAGGGTATCAATAAACGTATTGTCCAGGTGGATGCAATCGTACATGAAACACAAAACATGACCATCAATGGTAAGCCGGTTGCTTTTAGGCAGTTTGGCGCCAGCGTTCTTGGCCAGCCGGTGCAAGAATTTACAGGCACAAAAACTGTTCATGGATTGCTAGGCTTTAGCAATACCGGGCAGATCACAATTAGCCAAAGCGTTCCGTTGAAAATGACGGTGTTGGGTATCGAATATAGAATGAGTGTAGGAAACTAAAATGGCACAAATGGCAATGGCGGGTTTTTCCGCATTTATGCAGATTAGGGCAGGGCAAGCGCAAAAAGCGATGTATAACGCAAAAGGTGCTGAAGCTATTATACAAGGCCGAGCCCAAGCCATCGAAGCAAAGCGGAAGGGCGTGGCAGTATTGCAGCGTCTAAACGAAACACTTGCTACCACAACTGCCAGAGCAACTACAGGCGGCGGCGTAGTAAGCACACTAGCGCTTGACAATTATGCTATGAAAGAAGGCACTGGTGAATATTATACCACTAAAGACAACGCTAATATCGCTGTCGGTCAGGCTCAGTTCCAAGCGCAAATTTATAAAACTGCCGGCAAACAAGCCATGTTAAGTGCTTATGCGGGCGCAGCCGGCACATTAGGACAAGGACACGCCAATCAAATGCAAGTTGGTGGATACCCTTCATTTGGATGAGGTTTAAATTATAATGGCACGCAGACCCAGATATCAAAAAGTAGGCGTTGGATTAGACGCACCAGCTCGCACAGATTTTGCTGGGCTTCGGGAGACTGCGCGAGCTGCACAAAACATTTCTGCGCAAATAGACCGTATGAGCCAATTTGTTTATAAAGAGCAAGCCAGGGCAGCTGAGCAACGCGGTCAGCAAATGGTTTCAGATATTGGTGCGCAGCCTACGTTACAAAAAATATCGGCTGCTGGCGGCCCATCGAACATCGAACAGCGTGCTGCTTATTCAACAGCAAATCGCATTGCTGCAGCTGAGATAGAAACACAAGCGGCGCTCGATATTGATAAAATTATAGCAGATGCAGAGGTAAATGAGCTGCCATTCAGCCAAGTGCAAGCGCAGCTTCAAGATGTTACCGATGGCTACCCGGCAGCGCTATCTGATTTAGACCCGCAAACAGCTGGCATTTTGCGCCAACAACTGCAAAGAACTTCTCAGAAAGCTGAAACTTCCTACAGCATTTTTTATAACAAAGTGCAAACTAAGGCGGCGCAAGGGCGTGCATTGCAAGGCATAGATGTGCGCAGAAGAACTGTTTACAAGACTGCAGCTGGTCAAGTTTATGATGAATTTGGCGATGTAGACGTTTCTGCTAGAGATGCTTTAGTTGATATGGAGCTGCAAAGCCTCGGTCAATATATGCGTGATTTGCAGTTTGATGAAGATGATATAAGCAAGGTTTTAATAGAAACAAAAAACCAAAGTTTTACAGAAAGCACATTGTTTGATTTTAGACAATTAAATTCACTTGATGAAAAACGAGACTTCATTGAAGAACAGCGCGAAAGATTGCCCGGCCTAATAGGCGAAGAAAGCGCCAGAACTTTAATGAACAGCCTTAATGCTGATCTTGGCAAAATTACTACTGGTCTGAAGGGGCAAGCCACAGCTACAGAAAAAGAAATAGCAGAAGCGCGTAAAGTTCTTTTGGGTGGCGGCAAACTAAATGACCAACAGATTGCAGCGCTGGATGCCAAAGTTGGCGGTTTAGGAGAATATGGTGCAGATGCAACAGAAGATTTGGCTAAGCTCAAGCGCATGAGCATGGCAGCGCAAGGTTTCCGGCAAATGCCTCCGCCACAGTTACAGGACACAATAAACACTATGCGTACCGGGATTGCCGGAATGGGTGGTGATGGTGTTGACACATTAGAAGAGGTCGAGCTGCTAGAACAGGCTGAAACATTGCTTTCAAATATGAACACGCAAATTGCAAAAGACCCGCTATCGCACGCCATAAAATTAGATATTGTTTCTATGCAGCCGCTAGATATGTCCTTGCTTGGTTCACAAGATGAAGGTTTGCAGATGCAAGCTAGGGAACAAGCAAATGCCAGGATTGGCGCTGGGTTACAAGCAGCAGCTCATTTTGGTACTGAGCCTACGTTTTTGACAGATGAAGAAGCAAAGGCAATAACTAATGTCATGGACAATGGCAATGTGGGTGAGCAAATGGCCTTGCTCACTGGCCTTTACACAATATTCGGTGAGCAACACGTCTCCGATGTTTTTGCACAAGTAAGTAAAAAATCTCCAGAGGTAGGTCATATTGCTGGCCTGATTATGACCGGCAACCACCAAACAGCTGCAGATGCGCTGGCCGGTATGGATATTTTGCAGCAAGGATATAAAGCGCCGGAGTTTACGCCTACCAACACCGACACAATTTATAATGAACAAATGGCAGATGCGTTTGCGTTTATGCCCGACTCTATGATTGCCGGAAAAGAAATAGCCAAAGCGTTATACACCAAGCGAGCGCAGCGTGCTGGTTTAGATATGTTTGATGAAAAACTTTGGAGCCAAAGTATTAGCGATGCGTTTGGGCAAAGCATGGGTATGGGTGGTGTTCAAGATGTTTTCGGCAACAAACTACTTATGCCATCTGATGTAAGCGTAGAGCAGATAGAATCATCATTAAATAATATGACGCCAGATGATTTATATAGAGCATCTGGAGTCAAATTAAGCGATGAGCTTTTTAAATTTATTTTTAAACCAGCAGAAGAGGGAATAATATTTGACTCAGATGCAGAGTTTAACGATGAAGATTTTAGGCTAGTGGCTACAGGCAAGGACACTTACGTTATTATGATGGGTGAGCCTGGCAACGCATCATCCCGGATGGTTGAAGGCTTCTATGAAGATGAAATGGGCGGCGTAGAAGGCAACAGACGCCTAGAGATAAACATCAAAAAATTGTTGAAGATGCAATGAGCTTTGTATTTAAAAAAGCATCAGAGTTTGATTTGGCCCAATATCGCGGCGTTGATAAGCCAGACCCAGGGTTTGTTGAAAGTTTTAGGGCGGCTAAGAAAGCTGTTCAGCTAAATGATACCTCAGTTAGTGAGGCAAACGCACTAGAAGAGGTATGGGCGCCTATTATCGAAGAGATGAATAGCAGAGGCGCCGGGCAAACTTTTTACAACCCGGCCACAAGTTACAGAACAGCTATATTTGACGAAAACATACAGGAAGCTAATTACTCTAAAGCTATTGGCAGCATATTCAACGAAATAGAAACAAACGATGCGTTTGCAGATTTGCGCGGTAAGTTTGATAGAGACACGTTATTCGAGCAAGCTGCGACACTGGCACGCGATAGCCGCCAAGATTATTTAAACACAGTGCAAAACATATCAACCACTAGCTCTACGATAGGTCAATTTGCTGGCGGTTTTGCCGGTGCAATAGATGACCCGGTTCTGATTGGTTCAATGTTATTTGGCGGTGCCAAAGGGCTATGGCAGATGGCATTTCAGGAAGCAGTATTAGGCGCCGGCTCAGAAGCATTGATACAAACCAAAGTGCAAGAATGGTATGCGTCAACTAATCAAGAGTATGGTGCCGACCAATTTTGGAAAGCTGTTGCGTTTGGCGCAGCTGCTGGAGCTGCTACACCATTTGCTTTTAGAGGTGCCGGAGAAGTTATTAACGTAGGCGGCAAAGCTGTCAACTTGACTGTAGAACAGTTAAAATCTGGGGTAGCTGCCTTGCGCTCAGCGGGCGTTAAATCAACATCAGAAGGCCGGCTGCTAGAGCAACTGGCAGATGATGTTCAAGCTGTCGATGAAGCTAATCCATTATTACCAAAACCAACAAAGCCTGAAATAAAAGAAAACGAAATTATTGTTTATGACGCTAAAGGGAAGCCGGTTGTTGTTGAGGTGGTGGCCAAAAGTGAATCCGGCGGCGTTCGCATTAAACTAGATGACGGCACAGAAGAACTTTTAGAACAACAATCTTTATCAGCAAAAAATCCATACGATTCTTCTTATGTTCAAGAAACAACTCCTGGCGCGCCTAAAACATCTGACATGGACGATGAGCTGCTAGAAACAGTAGCTCAACAGTTAGAAAGAAAAATTAAAGCGCATCAAGAAGAAAGAGGCGCAATAAGATATGATTTTGTGCGCGACCTCAACGCAATACGAATAGAACAAAAGCGCAGAGCTGGGCAAAGTGTGGAGGCGCCAGAGCCGCCAAAAGAAAGCGCCAACACCTTGCCGGCTGAACATGAGCATGGTAAGCGCGTACAAGACGCTACAGCGGCTGTAGAGCGCAACCAGGCGCCTACTATGCCAGATGCTCCCAAAGTGCCACCCAGGGCCGTAGAATCGGCTTATGAAGCAGATAACCTAGATGGAACTATTTATCGCTTCGACCCGGACGAGCTGCAAGTAGATGCAGAGCTTTTCCAGTTTAAATCTGGCGGCGATGAGTTTGGTGTTACTGAGCGGCTGCAAGGCGTTACAACTTGGGATGCTGTAAAAGCTGGCCAAGTAACTGTATTTGAAAAAGCTGACGGCTCTCGCTTTATAGCAGATGGTCATCAGCGCATGGGCTTGGCTAAGCGTATCAAGGCGCAAGACCCTAGCCAAGATGTGCGTTTATATGGACATATACTGCGCGAAGTGGATGGGTACGCAGAAGCTGATGCAAGAGTTATTGCAGCTGTTAAAAATATTGCTGAAGGTACAGGAACAGCATTAGACGCAGCAAAAATACTCAAGGATGCACCAGGTCGAATTGGGGAGCTCCCGCCCAAATCTCGCCTGGTGCAGCAAGCAAATGGCCTGGTGATGCTGTCAAACAAAGCATTTGGCGCAATTATCAATAATGTTGTGCCGGCTAATTATGGGGCTATAGTAGGGCGATTGATACCTGATGACGAGGGTATGCAAGACGCGGCTATAGCTATTTTAAACAAAACACAGCCGGCAAATGAGTTCCAAACAGAGAGTATTGTGCGGCAAGTTATGGACGCCGGCGCTGAAACCAGGACACAGGAAAGCCTGTTTGGCGAAGAAATCATAACCGAGAGCTACTTTGCAGAACGTGCGAAGGTATTAGACCAGGCAGTTAAGCAGCTGCGCAAAGACAAGTCAGCATTTAACAGCTTAGTGCGCAACCAAAAAAGCCTGGAAGCAGAAGGCAATCAGCTTGCCCAGGCAGCAAACCAAAGGAGAGCAGACAATGACTCCCAAGCAATCGGGCTCCTCCAGGCCCTTGCCAACAGAAAAGGGGCGCTCTCAGACGCCCTCACAGCAGCAGCCAAACAAGCCAGAGAAGCGGGCAGCTACGGACGCGCTACTGACGGATTCATCGAAGCTGTCAGACGAGCAATTCAAGAAGGCGATTTCGATAGGCTCGCGGCTGGCGATGTTGGACGCATTGTCAATGATACAGCGCAAGGCAGCCCTCGCCCGGCAGAACCAGAGCCAGACGTAAGCCTGTTTGATGATCCAAAAGGCCAGGCAACGCGGGAACAAGCTGACCAGCTGGAAACAGATGTAATAACGGAAACTGAACTGCGCACCGCAGAGCCGGAAAAGCCGGTTGCTCGCAGGGAAGGAACGCAAGAAGATGAGGAGTTGCGCCAAGAATTAAAACAACTTATAGACCGCAAAGCGCCAGAAGAAGAAATAGACAGCCATTCGGCAGTCACAACAGCTCTTGAGCAAGCGGAAGCTATACCTAAAACTAATGAGATGGAAGGTTTTGGAACAAGGGCTTTCCAGGAAAACAGAGTTTTCTATTTTGATGGCGAAGAGGTTGTCGGTTATTATGAAGCGATTTCCCGGCACTTTGATAACGCATCAACATTACCGTATAGAGAAATGAATTTGCCGGTGCCAGATTTGCCTATCCGTTATGATGGCGAGGCTACTATTCTTTTAGGGCCGCCGGCAGCTGGCAAAAGCACGCTTGCCAACCCTTTTGCTATTAATGCAAAAGCAGCTATAATGGATAGTGATGAAATTAAAAAAACGCTGCCTGAATATCAAAATGGCATAGGCGCAATGGCGGTGCATGAAGAAAGCTCTGAAATTGCGCAAGACCTAATTGATGCGGCAATGAGCTCAAAAACAAATATGGTTTTACCCAAAGTGGGTGATAATCCTGAAAGTATAAAAAAACTGGCTCGCAAGTTAAAGAAAGCCGGCTATAAAGTTAAAATATTAGAAATGAAGGTGCCGTATCAAGAAGCCCGGCGCCGTATGTTTAGCAGATTTTTAAACACTGGCAGATTAATAGGGCCAGATTATGTGCGTTATGTTGGTGATAAACCATCCGAAACATATAGAATATTGAAAGAAGAAGGAGAGTTTGATGGCTACGCAAGCATCAAAAACGACCAACCAAAAGACCAACTCCCAAGCATCGCAGACGATGCGTTTAACGGCCCAGAAATCTCAAACACCATCGCTACGATACAACTGGTCAGAAGCGGAGAGATTAGCAGAGGAGCGCTCCCAGAGCCGGCCAGGCTACCAGAAGAAGGTGCAAGAGTTATCCCAGATGATACAGCAGAAGAAGCGCCAGCAGGGTTTTTAGGAATGTTAGAAGATGATGCGAGAGAAAGTTTACTCGCATTTAGAAATCAAATTTTTGAAGAAATGGAAGGCCCTGAAATACCCATAGGAAGTACGCTTGATGAAAGTGGGAATGAGATTGCTGTCACTATGACCAGGCGAGAAATGTTAGATGAATTTGAGCAAGACAGAAAAATGTTAGATAGACTAAGGGATTGCGTCAAATGAGCTTAGAGCAATGTATTATTAACGCCAGGCAAGAAGGCACTTTAACAGACAGCCAGGCTAACGAAGCTGGCGATTTGTTTGCGCAGCTCGAAGCAGAATACGCTACCAGGATGTCACCAGGGCAAGCAGCTGCACAAGCTGGCCAGGATACTTTCGATGCGTTGCAATTCCAGGTTATGCAGCGCAAAAGAAAAAAGCTGCTGGCCTATCAAAACTGGAAACAAATAACAAAACAGCTGGACGAATACAAAAACTTTAAGGGCGAAGCAGACCCGGTTGCAGCTGCGATAGCGCACTTTGTCCCAGATGAACGCGCTAAATACTCAAACCTAGAGGCTAGAACACAGGCAGTAAAGAACGCGGCAACCCGGCAGCTGTATGATGTTTTAGGCACTTTTCGTAAAAATCTAATAGGCGGCACGCGCAAAAAGGCAAAGCTAAAAGACATGGTGCGGGAGGTATTTGGCGAAGATACTGGCAATGCACACGCCAAAGAAATGGCAGCTGCCTGGTCAAAATCATCTGAATATCTCCGTCAACGATTTAACGCTGCCGGCGGTGCGGTTGCAAAACGTAAAAATTGGGGGCTTCCTCAATTCCACGATACCCTTGCTGTACGCAAAGCAAGCTACCAAGAATGGCGCGACTTTATAGCGCCAAAGCTAAACAGACAAAAGATGATAGATGAACAAACCGGCGCAGCTTTTACAGAAGCCCGGTTAGAGCTGGCCTTGCGAGATGTATATGAAACAATCCGTACAGATGGGATGGTCAAAATAAAGCCAGGTGGTGTAGGCCGGGGCAAATCGGTAAGCAGCCGCCATACTGATCACAGATTTTTAGTATTTAATTCTGCTGATGATTGGATGACTTATCAACAGCGTTTTGGCAACCCAGATGCTTTTGACACAATGATGGGGCATATTTCCACTATGAGCCGCGATATCGCAATGCTGGAAATACTAGGCCCTAATCCCCAGGCAACAATGAGCTTTATGAAGCAGACCATAGCCAAGCGTGCTGCCGGCGATGTTAAGATGGAAGATAAAGCTCGCAAAGCAGCTAAGTCTATTGATGACCTGTATGGTGTTTTGTCAGGCCGCAACAATAGTCCTATTGATTCATTCTGGGGCAATACCTTTGCGGGGCTACGTCAGATACTGCAATCTGCGCAGCTGGGAGCTGCGTCTATAGCGGCTATAACAGATGTGAACTTCCAGCGAATTGCTCGCGCATCAGCCGGGCTGCCACAAACGAAAGTGGTTTCTGATTACTTGAAGCAGATGAACCCGCTCAGCACAGAAGAAAAAGGGCGCTTAGCCATCCGTCTTGGCCTTATAGCAGAAGGCTGGATGAGCATTGCTGCAGGGCAGCAAAGGTACGTTGGTGACATATCCGGGCCTGAAATAACCCGCCGGATAGCAGACTTTACAATGAAGGCATCGTTTCTATCGCCAATGACCAATGCCGGGCGCTGGTCATTTGGCATGGAGTTTTATGGCACGCTGGCCGATAATGTCGGAAAAACATTTGATGAGCTGGATGATGCGCTGCGCAACACAATGGAAAAGTATGGCATTGGTTCTGATGGCTGGGATATCATGCGCTCTACAGAGCCGTATGATTGGGAAGGTGCAAAGTTTCTGCGTCCTGAAGATGTAGAGTTTCGGAATGACATAAGCCCGCGCCTGGCCAGAGACTTATCCACTAAAATGATGGAAATGATTGATACTGAAATGCAGTATGCGGTGCCTTCCACAACTACTAAAGGCAGAACAGCATTAGTAGGAGAAAGCCGACCAGGCACTGTTGCCGGGGAGCTAACGCGCTCATTTGCCATGTATAAAGGTTTTGGCGTTAGCCTGGTAAACTTTCACCTGATGCGCGGTCTTAACCAAACAGGTGCTAAAGGTAAGGGAAGATACTTTGCGGATTTGCTAATAAGCACAACTGTCATGGGTGCGCTCGCGCTGCAGCTCAAAGAGATGAGCAAGGGGCGCGACCCTCGCCCTATGACAGATACAGAGTTTTGGCTGGCTGCTTTTTTGCAAGGTGGCGGGCTAGGTATTTACGGCGATTTCTTGTTTTCTGATGTTAATAGATTTGATAGAGGTTTGGCAGAAACCATCGCTGGCCCTGTTGTTGGGTTCGCAAATGACGTTAGAAAGCTGACAATAGGAAATTTGGTTGAAGCCGTTAATGGCGAAGATACGAACATTGCATCCGAGATGATAAGTTTTGCGGGTAGATATACACCCGGCGCATCATTATGGTATATGAGGTTGGGGCTAGAGCGCCTGGTTCTCGACCAGATGCGAATGGCTACAGATAACAAGTCCAGACAGAAGTTTAGAAAGCTCGAAGGGCGATATCGCAGAGACACTGGACAGAAATATTGGTGGCGCCCAGGACGGCGGGAGCCTAGCAGAAAACCAGATATTGAGAACATTCTAGCGGAGAGACAATAAATGTGGTATATTCACAGCCATAGAGGAGATATTTAATGGCCGATATCCCTATTAATGCAATAGACAGACGCATCCAGTTTACCGGGAATACTGGTTTAGGGCCGTTTGCCTTTACTTTTAACATCCTGGCAGACAGCGATATCGTAGTTTATAAAAACGATACGCTGCTTACGCTTACTACGGATTATACCATCTCAACTAGCGCAGATGGTACTGGCAGCGTAACGCTTACCGGCAGCGGTAACGGTACTGCACTTGTCTCATCTGATTTCTTAACGATTGTCGGCGGGCGTCAGCTTGCCAGGACAACTGATTTTGTTACTGCCGGCGATTTGTTGGCCAGCTCACTGAATGAGCAGCTGGATAGTAACGTGATCATGGTGCAGCAGCTGGATGAAAAGATTGAGCGCACGCTGCGTATCGACCAATCTGACGTTACAGCTGATATGGTGCTTCCTAAAAAAGATGACCGGGCCAATAAAACCCTGGGCTTTGATGCCAACGGTTTGCCGGCTGTAGGCGAAGAGATTGGCGATTACAAAGGTAATTGGGCGGCGAGCACGACCTATGCTATCCGTGACCTGGTAAAAGATACCAGCACAAGCAATATTTTCCGGGCCAATACAGCGCATACGTCTAGCGGTGCGCAACCCCTCACCACCAATACCGATAGCGCAAAGTGGGATTTGATTGTAGACGCCGCAGCTGCCGGCACATCTGCTAATGCGGCTGCGGCAAGTGCTACAGCGGCAGCCACTAGCGCGACAGCAAGCGCGACATCTGCAACTGCAAGCGCAACCAGCGAGGCTAACGCCGCAACATCAGAGCAAAATGCGAATGATTGGGCCGTCAAAACAAATGGCATTGTTGATAGCACAGACTATTCATCTAAGGCGTGGGCCATTGGCGGTACTGGCGTAACTGATGCATCTGGCGCTGGCCCTGCAAAGGATTGGGCAACAGAAACCACAGGCCAAGTGGACGGCACTGAATACTCTGCTAAAGAATATGCAGTGGGTACACAGACAAGAGGCGCAACTGGTTCTGCAAAAGATTGGGCTACCTATACGTCTGGCACTGTAGATGGCTCTGGCTATTCAGCCAAGTATTGGGCAGAGCAAGCGGCAGCTAGTGCTGATAATTTTGATGATACATATCTTGGGCCGAAGAGTGCAGACCCGTCTGTAGATAATGATGGTGATCCGCTAACGGCTGGGGACTTGTATTTCAACACAACCAATAACGTAATGAGAGTTTACAGTGGAACAGCTTGGCAAGATGCGGCTGTTTCAACGGCTGGCTTTGCCTCTAACGGCTTTGCCATTGCGATGGCGATAGCCTTATAGGAGTAAAAAATGGCACAGAATTTTCGCAGATACACACTATCACAGGTTGGCACTGTAGCGGCTGACATTCCTGATGGTGCTAACTTTGACACATACGATACCATCGTTGGCATTATGCTGGCGAATGTAACTGCTAATGCAATCACTGTTAGCGTTTATATCAATGACGGCACAAACAACATCTATCTAATTAAGGATGCGCCTATTGCTGCTGGCGGTGCGTTGCAAGTCTTGGATGGCGGTGCAAAGTTTGTGGTGCAGTCTGGTGACAGGCTGTGGGTTCAGTCAGATACAGCATCATCTGTTGATGTGTGGGTATCGGCTGTCGATGACATTAGTTCATAGGTGAAGCATGGGTTATGTAGGCAACCAAACATCTAACAGCTACTCCTCAATGGACAAGCAGACCATTACTGGTAACGGTGGTGCAAGCTATACCCTGACCCACGCTGTAGCCAACGCTCAAGAGATTGAGGTGTTTGTAAACAATGTGCGTCAGGAAGCTGGTGTTGCATACACTGTGGCTGGTACTGCACTAAGCATGACAGGCAACGTGGCAAGCACAGATGACTTCTATGTTATCTATCAGGGCAAGGCATTGCAGACTGTAGTGCCGCCTGATGGTTCTGTTACTAGCGCAAAGCTAGACACGAACATAGCTGTTGCTGGTACGCTTACCACTGTTGGCAACGTGGGCATTGGGACGACTTCGCCTAGTTACTTGCTCGATGTTATTGGCAACACCAATGGCTCTGTTGTTTCTAGAATTGGTAACTTAAGCACTGGTGCTAGCTCACAGGCCATCGTGCAAATCGGTGCAGGCGCAAGTGCGGAGAGATACGTCAACTTAAACACTAACTATACGTCACAGTATTTTCAAATCTCTGGAGCAAGTATTACAACGTCTTATAAGGATTTTGACACCCAGATATTTAGAAACAACTCTGGCGCAGAACGTATGCGTATCGACAGCAGTGGCAATCTGTCGGTGGGTAGCACTTCGGCTGTTAATGTCGCTTCTGGCACAACTGACGGTGTTACTTTAAAGCCAAATAATGTTGAAATTTCACGAGATGGTGGAACGCCTCTTTTAATGCGTAGAAGGTCATCGAACGGTGAGATGGTTGCATTTAGACGTGACACTACATTTGTAGGCTCTATTTCCGTAACCGCATCATCCACCGCTTATAACACCTCATCTGACTACCGCCTCAAGGAAAACGTCACCGATATCACTGGCGCAACTGACAGGCTAAAGCAACTCAACCCTGTTCGGTTTAACTTTATCGCTGACGCAGATACTACAGTAGATGGCTTCCTCGCCCACGAGGTGCAGGACGTTGTACCAGAGGCAATCACTGGCACTAAGGACGGTATGCGTGACGAGGAGTACGAAGTCACACCAGCGGTTTTAGACGATGATGGCAACGTAGTCACTGAAGCTGTAATGGGTACTCGCTCTGTGCCAGATTATCAGGGCATTGACCAAAGCAAGCTAGTGCCGTTGCTGGTTAAGACCATACAAGAACTTGAGGCTCGCATAGCCGCATTGGAGGCGAACTAATGGCATTATCTAAAATACTACCAGCCTCACAAGCGCAATATGCAGGGGCTAGAAATCTTATTATCAATGGTGCGATGCAGGTCTACCAAAGAGGCAGTCAAGCTGGCGTCCGCAACACCTACGCTGTTGACCGTTTCAAACTTTTGGGTAGTGGCTCACAACTGTTTACATATAGTCAGTCAACAACAGTACCATCTGGGGAAGGCTTTTCTTATTCTGCAAAACTAGACGTGACAACAGCGGATACATCTGTAGCCGCAGGGGATTTTCAAATTCTAAGGTACATCTTTGAAGGTCAAGATTTACAGCATCTTAAATACGGCACATCAGATGCACAGTCTTTAACGCTTCAGTTTTGGATAAGGTCGCCAAAGACAGGAACACATATTGTAGAATTAGGGCATACGGATGATGTTTCTTTTAATTCACAGTCATACACTATTGCCGTAGCAGACACTTGGCAAAAGGTAACGCTTACTTTTGATGGTTATCAGACAACATCAATCGCAAATGACAACACGGATAGTTTCAGAATTACTTGGTGGCTGATGGCTGGGTCAGATTATTCTGGCGGCACACTTTCATCAAACACTTGGCAAAGCACAACAGCCAATCATGCGGTCGGTCAGGTGAATGTAGTAGACAGTACCAGCAATGAGTTTTACTTAACAGGCGTACAGCTAGAAGTAGGCGAACAGGCCACACCGTTTGAACATCGGTCTTATGGGGATGAGTTGCAGAGGTGTCTGCGCTATTATGAAAGGTCTTACAAAGATGCTGTTTACTTTATGAACAACAGTTCTGGCGCACAAGTACAAAGGCAAACAAATTACTTTCAAGTCCAGAAAAGAGGCTCTCCAACACTGACGCAGACTGCAACCCATGCAGATGGCAGTTCTACTGTTGGAAATGTTGGTGGGGATATTGATGGGATTATGCACTCATTTAGTGGCGGCGATAATGAAAGAGTTGCATTTTCTTGGACAGCAGATTCGGAGTTATAAATGAACATTACTAGCGCACAATATGTGAATGAATATGATTTTGATGGCACGACTGTCCTTAACAGTAACATCTATATTAAAGCAGTTATTGATGGGGAAACACTAGATGTTCCCCTTGACCCAGCCAACCGCCACTACGCAGAAATCATGCGTCAGGTAAATGCTGGCGAACTAACAATAGCGGAGGCAGAATAATGCCATACATAGGCAAATCACCAGTAGGCGGTGGCTTTCATAAGCTAGATGCTCTTACTGCTTCTGCTACAGCTACCTACGCTTTGACGCTAGGTTCTGCGGCATACTTTCCAGAGACAGCTAACCAGCTACTTGTATCTCTGAACGGTGTTATCCAAGCACCACAGGATAGCTTTACAGTGTCAGGTAGCAACCTTATCTTTGACACGGCTCTGACAGCCAGCGACAGCATCGACTTTGTTGTTGCGCTGGGTGATGTGCTGGGTGTTGGTTCGGTTACTGATGGGGCAGTAACGGCTAACAAGATTGGTAACGGTGCGGTTACAAAAGCCAAGATGGGTACGACTGAGTTGGACTTAGCTACCATCAAGGATAGCACTGGTACTAATACTGCGATGACGATTGATAGCAGTGGTTCTGTTAATTTTCCAAACACAAATATTTCTTCTATTGGATTTGGTCAAACTTGGCAAGATGTAAACTCAAGTAGAGCAAAAGCTACTGAATATCAAAACACTACTAGTTTACCAATTATGGTTTCTATTTGGTTTAATGGTTCGTTTACTGACACAGGACGTTTACAAGTTAGCACAACATCTGGAAGCGGTTTTATTACTATTTCCGAAGCTGATGGTGGAGATTATTATTCTAGTAGTGCCTACACAACCCACACTGCAAATGTCCAAGCAATTATTCCAGTAAATCATTATTATAAAATAGTACAAAATGGTTCAGTTTTAAATATTGTTGGCTGGGCAGAGTTAAGATAGGGAGACTAACATGGCACTAATTAAACTAAACAATCAGTCTCTGTCTGCTGTGACATCGGCTGGCTTGCCTACAAAAAGTGGGAGTATTATCAACGTAACCTCATCAAGATTTACTGGAACAGCTAACACAACTAGCTCAAGTTTTTTAACCACAGGCCACAATATAACAGTAACACCTTCAAGCACCTCAAGCAAACTTATGATATTAGGTCTAGGTGGCGCACAAACTTATGCCCAAGTTGGTGAGGTTAGAATTAGGCTGTATAGAAAAATAGGAACGGGGTCTTTCAGTGACATTACAGGGGATATAAATAGAATTTATATGAGTTCTTCTTTTTACAATCCTATAGCTTTTTCTTATACAGACAGCCCTGCAACAACCAGTTCAGTTACATACGAAATTTACTTTCGAAGTGGTAATGGTAATGACGTTTACTACTCTGGAACAGATTTAGATAAAAGACAAGAGCTTACCATAATGGAGATTGCAGGGTGAACAAGCCGACCATTCAATCCATTCATGTCGAGCTTGAAAAGCATATTGCTGTATCAGATGAACGCTGGACAGAAACGATCCTACGCATAAAGCGGATGGAAAGCATCATGATCGGCTCTGCTGGTGCAATAATACTTTTGTTGTTAGCTGTAGTCTGGCGAGGCTAGCATGGCTATAGACCCTGTATCGGCTATAGCTGTAGCTACAACAGCATACAGGGGAATAGTACAGGCTTATAGGGCTGGCAAGCAAGTAGAGTCTATGTCTAAGGATATAGGCAAATGGATGGGTGCTATTGCTGATGTAAAGCAAGCCCACCAAGAAAAGAAATCATCCAGATTTAAGAACGTAGAGGAACAGGCTCTTGATACTTACCAGGCTTTGAAGAAGGCTGAGAAGATGGAGCAGGAGTTAAAGAATTTTCTTATTGCTAATTACGGATTTCAAGCATGGAATGATTTAATGCGTATTCAAGCTGACCTAAGAAAAGAAAGGCTAGCAGAGAAACGTAGAAGGCAAAAGAAAATGGAACGTATTATGGAGGCGTTGGGCCTGGGGTTTGTTACTTTGCTTATAGCGGCAATGGTAGCCGGAGTAGTTGCGTGGGCGGTTTGGTTAAAGGGAGGTTTTAGATGAGTGCAGAAGATGTAGCAAGAAAGCTATTAGAGCTAAAGATACTGCCACGCTTTATGATGCTTTGCATGACAGGCGTTTACATACGCTGTATTGAGTGGGCGTTATCACAGCCAGATTTAACAACGCAACAGGCCAGCCTGATATCTGTTGTAACTGGCGCCATGACAGGCAGCCTAGCGGTTTGGTTAAACTCAGAGAAGTAAATGGCTACTAAGCTCAATGAGAACACAGAGGTAGCGCTGCCGCTGCGCAACATCATCAGCATGGTTGCGGCGGCTAGTCTCGCAACGTGGGCGTACTTTGGTTTGATAGAGAGGCTAAACACACTAGAGACAAACCAGACCATGATGCAGTCTGACTTGGAACAGAACACAGAGTTTCGCATCAAGTGGCCGCGTGGCGAGATGGGTAGCTTGCCAGCAGATAGCGAACAGTTCATGCTAATAGAGCATTTAGCGACTGAGTTAGAGAAGCTACAGAACGAGATAGAGGGCGGCAAAGCACCTTACGACCAACAGCAGAAACTCACGCTAGAGTTTTACGAGAAACGGATAACTAGCTTAGAAGAAAATATAGAGAAGTTGCGTAACGGTGATTGAACTAACTTTTGTATTATTGTTGGTTATGGGTGGCGAGAAAGTAGAGTACACGCCTTATCAATCTTTGTCTGAGTGCTTGTCTGTAAGAAGAAAGATTAAGCGAAACGTAGGCCATACCAATAACTTCGACCAGAAGTGGTCATGTAAGGAACTAAAGGTTAAGGTGCGGGACGGTAACATATTGGAGTTTGTAGAATGATTCAGTTACTAGGTGTAGTAGGCAATCTTGCTCAAACATTTCTTGAAGGCAAGGTAGAAAAGGAAAAAGCCAAGTCTGAGATTATGAAAACTGCTGCGCAGCATGACAGCAAATGGGAGCTCATCATGGCTGAGTCCACCCGCAGCAGCTGGAAAGACGAGGTAATCACAATCGCGGTGCTAACGCCTTGTGTGTTATCATTCATACCTGGCATGGAAGATGTAGTAAAAGAAGGCTTTGCCAGGCTGTCTGAGCTGCCGGATTGGTATCAAAACATATTATATGTTACCATCCTAGCAGGGCTAGGCCTCAAGGGCTTGGATAAATTTAGGAGAAAGTAATGGCTAAACGACCCGGACTTTGGGCAAACATCCACGCTAAACGCAAGCGGATTGCTGCCGGCAGCGGAGAGAAAATGAGAAAGCCAGGCGAAGCTGGCGCACCTACAGCAAAAGCATTGCGTGTAAGCGCGGTGAAAAAAATGAAAGGAAAAAAATAATGCCTATGGGTAAAGGAACGTATGGAAAAAAGGTTGGCCGTCCATCTAAGGAAAACAAGAATGACCCGAAGATGAAGCGCCTGGCAATGCTGAAGATGAAAAAGGCAGCCAAAAAGTAATGAAGCTATCGCCTCATTTTAGCCTGGAAGAAATGACCAAAAGCCAGACGGCGGTGCGCAAGGGAATACCAAACGTGCCAAAGGATGAGCACATCCGGGCTATAGCGTTGCTCTGCGAGAATATCCTGGAGCCGGTGCGTGAACAGTATGGCAAACCATTTGCGCCCAGCAGCGGGTATCGCAGCGGGGAGTTGTGTATTGCTATCGGTAGCAGCGTCAACAGCCAGCACGCGAAGGGGGAAGCTGCAGACTTTGAGGTGCCGGGGGTAAGCAATCTGGAGGTGGCCGGGTGGATTGCCGGCAATCTGGATTTTGACCAGCTAATCCTGGAGCACTACGAAGGCGGCAATACCGGCTGGATACATTGCAGTTATAAAGGCCAGAACAACCGCAAGGAAGTCCTGACCTATGACCGCAAGAACGGTTATCGCAAGGGGTTAATCACTTAGCGCATCCGTAATCCCCTGCGCTGCATCGAGCGTTTTATTGTTTTGTTTTGTATAACAGGGCCATTGCGCCTCTGGTCTGTCCTGTATTTATCAAAATTTATTACCCTGTCTTTTAATTTTTTCAGGTACAGGGCGAACTGTTCTGGCGTCATGTCATGCACTGTCATTTTTTTCATCTGCTTTCATTAAATGTTTTGTGCCTCTCATCACACTAACTCCGGGGCTGTCAACGGAGACATTTAGTTTCACAGCATCCCCGCCGCCTGAAACAGCCCTCATTGCACACGATTGGTCACGCTCGTAAAAGAATTTATAAGAAAACTCTTCTGCGTTCTCGTCATATCCCCGCACCTCAAGAACGGTGCCGCCTTGTGCCTTGTGAAACATAACACCAAGCCCACTTTCAATATGTTTTTTTGCGCGGTCTATGTCAGGCAAGTTTTTCGTTGCGCAAACCTTTACGCCTTGCGTTGTTTCGATTGCGTTAAAATTTTTATAGCGTTCCCACGCTGCTAATTCAAATGCGTCCATAACTAATCCTCCTTAATCCAATATAACCAAGCCATTCTTCATGCCATTGCCCCGGCGCACCCAACCCCGGCGCTCGATGGCAGCCAGGTGCTTTGCTATATTAGCCTGGCTGATGCCGAAATACTCCGCTGCTTCTGTTTGCGTAGGCGTGATGCCGTTAGCTTTCTGGTACACCACCAGGTAATCAAAGATTTCCTTCTGGCGTTCCGTCAAATTGTACTTTACCTGTTCCATTATCCGTTCCTCGATTTAACGGCGAGCTCTTTTAGCTTGCCCTTGTAAGCATCAGCAACAATCTGCTTGATGTTCTCTGGCATTTTGTCGATGCCTTCCTGGTTTGCTTCCTTTAGCTGTTTGAGTAATGACATTCTATCCCGGGCGTTTATCGGGTTGCCTTGCGCGTCAAGCTCGGCTGCAGCTGCCTTCTCAAACATCATAATCATTTGGTTTCCGTATGCCTCAACGTCCTCTGATTCGAAGATAAGCGAACCCTGGCGCCCAACCAAGCGGTAGTTATATGCCGGTTGCTGGGGCTCTGGCGGCACCTCGGCCTCCTCTATCACATCAATAGCATCTTCCACCACCAGCTCGACATCCCCGCTCTCAGGCGCCTTTATATCGTCCAGCTGGTTCTTTGGCGGGTCATCCGGGGTGATGTTCTTTGGCGGCGGGATATCTTGCGCCTCTTCTTGAGTGATAATCCCCTTCATTGCATCCGGGAAAGCATCGCGGATAGCAAACCCCCTAGCACGCATGGCAAGCATCCGCTCCGGGTACTGTGTCCAGGGGCCTTGCTTGCCCCAAAGCCTTGCCTTCTTGGCATTAGCAACAGAAAAAGTTTTTGTTGTTTCCTCTATCTGTCCGTCAGGATAAGCACGTTTTACGGTGCAGCTGGCAACCATGCTTTCGCCTTCGCCTTCCACCTTTTCGGTTACGCCCCGGCAATCAGGGTGCGCTTTTACCAGGGCAAGCGCAGCATCCCCCCAGATGCTAGGCTTACCATTGATAACGGCTATGTTCTGCAGCGCTTGCATCGGCTGCAGCCCTACTTCAAATCCCCATTGCATTGCGACCAGGCAATCTTGTGGCTTGCCCTTAAAGTTGTTAGGCACCATGCCGGACTGCGCCAGCATCTTGGAAAACTCCATTGCCTCGGTCATGTTTTGCGGGGTGAGCGTTAAACTTTTCGACATTATTTTTTCCTCCATACCCGGTAGCTATCACCTTCCCGCCGGCTGATTGCCAGGCCGCCGCTCTGTTTGATTGCCGCAAACAGGCCATTCTTTTTGGTGCCATTCGATACCAGGACGCTATCTCCTGGCTTCATCTTGGCAGCTATTTCTTGCCACTTGCCGGCACGCTGCCGGCTTGGCATTGGCACGTTCTTTTCAATTTTAATTTTATCCATCGTTTTGCTCCTTGATGCTGATGGTTTTTTGTCTGACAGATTTTGCTTCTGTCGCTGGTTTGATGATGGTGCTGCACGTTGCGCAGCGTTCAGCCGGCTTTGCTTTATAGTTTCTGACCGGCCAGCTGACTTGGTAGAGGGTGTTGCCGGCGATGATTTTCCCCCGGCTGTTTTCTCCAAGCGCTGCCATGAGCTGCGTTTGAGTTGCTGCTTTGATTTCTTCTGCGCCTTTGATTGCGTCCAGGGCAGCCTGGTAATTTCGTACAGCTTCTGCAAGGTCTGCATCTAACTCTATCTCCTCTTCTATATCTTTCGGCGCCGGGTGCAGCTTGGCTGCTTCCTCTGCTGTTCTGGGTTCCGGCCAGGTTCCGTCTGCCATGTGGCGCTCAAAGTCCTGAACGGCACGTTGGATAGCGGTTTGCGTATCCCGGTGCCGCATATAAATGTGAGCTGTCAGTTTGCGCCCGCCGTAGTTTGTAAAGATTATACCCACTTCAGCAGCGTGGCACATCATGCCAGCTTGCACCTGGATTGGCCCCCGGTACAGTGGCGGGTCATCTTCCCGCTGCGCTGTAGTGGTGAACTTCGCTTCCAGAACCACCCGGCCGCTAGCCTCCAGCTCCCCGCTGCGTGTCATAACATAAATGCCAGCAGCTTCGTCTGTCCTAAACGTGATGGGTTCATCATCTGGGATGTAATGCAGCCCATCATCAGAATAATACAGCTCCATTCTCGGGTGCTTCTTTGCTTCTTTGTGGCTGTGGGTGCCGATCTCTGCCGGGTCTAATCCGACCAGGCGGCAGCCTCGCTCCAGAGTAACATCCTCTGTCGCGTCTCCCATGTCCACTTGCAAGCTATCCAGCTCCGGCCGGGCCTTACCTTCCAGGCTTTCCCTGGCACGCAGCAGCACATCATAGGCGTCTTGCCAGGGGCTAAAGCCCATGTAAGCGGCCAACGCGCTGCCAGACAAGTGATTATCAGGCGATAGCTTAGCCATTTAAAAACTCCTTCCCTGCCTGGGTTATCTGCCAGACAATCTCCCGGCGCTTACGCTGGTTCAGTAATCTTTCCCCGGTATCTTCTACCAGGCCATAGCGCGTGAGCTCTGTGATGCGAGGCTTCACACTATACAGCCATTCATCCATGCCATCAGCCACTTGCTCCCCGGTGGCTGCTCCATACTGTGACAGATGCCGCAGCACTTTCAGGCGCAGCCCGGTTACACGCGGCGCCACCTTCTCCGCTGCTTCAACCTCAGTATCTGCAGCGCC